TAATAAAAACATCACACCAGAGAAAGACGACATAAATACTAATGCGATGTAGTCTAGGAAGTTTTTAGTTCCCCCTGCGCGATATACCTTTGTAGCATGAACTAGAGCGCCAAATACAGCTAAAGCTCCATGATAAAAATACGGCATTGCTTGTTGATAAAAATGTTCTTGCATGCGTATATATTATAGCATTTGTTAATGGTTATTTAACCATAAATACTTATAAGTTTAAACAAACACCGTCTTTTAGTTTCTTAGTTAGTCCCCCTGTGGATAAGTTAATGCTAGGATTGGGAGCTAACTTGATTGTCATATCCACCTTATTTGTGATTGTCATTTTAGCAGTGTATGTTTCGTAGCCTGCTTTGGATATTTCAAGGGTAAAGGGATTATAATCATAGCCGATAGACCAGACGCTTGATGATGGTGTATAACTCGCTGGAGATAAGTGTTTAGTGGTAATATATGGGATTATAATATATCTATCTCCCGCCACTAATGTAGTAACAGTATCGGGGGCAAAATTAAAAGAGGTAGCTGTTCCATTAGAGTTAAAGATTATTCGTCTTTGACCAACTCCACTTCCACTTGTAATCACAACCTCTTGATAGCCGAATTGATTAGTCGTCCAACTTTTAGAACTATCAGTTAAGGAGCTTGCGGTTGCTGATGATATTGTTCCGTTCTCTCTTGCGACATAACCGTCTGTATTGGTGGTGTAAGTAAAAACAACATTGCCGTCTTTATCTGTCATTTTAACAGTCGCTCCTGCTATTGCATTTCCGTTTTTATCAACCACTCTTAGCAAGACAGAATTCTGTATCATTACTTTTTGGTCGCCAACAATCGGAGCGCTTGAATTTACCCACCTTGCTTTATATATATCCGCAAAAGTTCCATAATTACAGTCAATCGTATAAAATCGCCAAGGGTTAACAAGGGTTGAATAATACGGATTAAGTGGCGAACTTGTTGCTCCAGACATATCACAATCGTGAACATACTTATCACTTATTGTTACTGGTCGCATACAATAAAGACCACCATATACCGTAACATTCTTAACAATCGCTCCGTGTCCTTCTATGTGGCAATCCCCAGTAGGTAGTCCACCAGCAGTTACTCCGATAACGGCAACTGTATTGCTATTAACTGCTAATTGTCGTGTCCCCTGCACATATAAGTTATATATTTTTTGCCCTGAAACAGTTCCAATGCCAGCTCCCCAATATCCATTAAGTCCAACAGATGAACTCAAAACAATGTGCTTGAATTGCAGATTGTATAAAATTGAATCTACACCAAAAACAACCCCAGACGGATAATTGCAATTTGAACCCAAAAAAATAAAACTACTCCCCTTTCGCACATTACTACCACTAACCAGTTCTCCGATTAAAAAGACTGCATAAGAGCCCTCCGCCAATAAAAACCAGTTATTATTAAATTGGATAACTTCATCCTGCGATGATATGTAGCTATAATTGTAATTAACTAAAGAACAGTCAAAAACATAAACATTATTATTTTTAGAAACTACTCCCCAGCCACCAGCCACCGAAGCGTTATAAATATCAGTTAATGTGCAAGGAGCGCCACTTGTATATCCACTTGTATAAATTGCATAAGGCAATCCCTGTGTGCTGTTTGATATATTGGCAATATGCCCGCCCTCTGTCCAAGTGGTAAAGCCTGTTATTCTGTATCTAATACCAAAACAATAATAAAGATTACTAGAAATACCTGTCCAGTGAAAACTATCCCAATCGGCAGGAACATTAAAAGAAAGTATTTGCGAGCCAGTGGCAGTTAGTCCAGCTGTTCCGTCTGATATGACTGATAATGGCGACCAGTTAGGAGCATTGTTTGACCCACCAACGGCATACTCCCACACGCCTGTAATTCCAGTCCCGCCAATCCCAACATCTAAATTAACTTTAAGCTGATTAGCTTTTCCGTATTTGTTATAATCAAAGGCAAAAATAAAGGCATCACCGACCGCAACCCCAGTATCGGGAAACACATCAACATTATAGACATTCTTATTGCTCCCTCTAATTATGTGTTTTAGAATATCAGTCGCACCCGATGCGTCATAATAGGCACAACCGTTTACATTGGTCCAGATATTGTTAAAAGTAATAGCCATTAGATTAAAATATTATTTATTTCTTCTTTTCTTAAATTCAACATATTCTCTTGATGAAATTTACTATCGTTCGGCACTAAAATCTCATTAGGCTCATTAGCCAACACCAATAATTGAGCCTCAATCTGTTCTAATTCCGCTCTTAATTCATCACCAATATAGATAGTGCGTGGGTCTGGAGTTGCCTCTTCGGCATAGACGCCCCCAAAATCTGTTGAAATTTTAATTATTGCCATATTCTTTTTTTAGTTCTTTAAGTTTAATGTCTTCAACATTTATCTTAGCTTTAAGTGCGGTTGTGCTAAGTTTGTTTTCTTCCAGTATTTTTTCTGCTTTTTTCAACTTATAAAGATTGATATATTTTTCATTCATATTTATTTGACTACCACATCTTTTACACTCGTCTCTATTTCTAGTCGCACCTCGGTGGATAAATCATCATAATTTACAGATAACTTTTCTAACTTTTTTAATCTAGTTACATCAGCACCTAAGTTTAAGAATGTCATATATATTAACCTATTTTTTGAATAAAAAACTGAGTACCAGAGACACCTGATGTGGTGGTATTTGTTGATGAAGTGAACGCACCTAATAACTCTACGTACTGTCCTGCTGTTAGGTAGTAATCTGTTGATACAATAGTACCATTTTGAACTGAAGCACCAGCGTTACCTTCTCCTAAAGAAGCAATAAGGGTTGTTCCATCAACACGTATCTGCGCTCGTGAGGCAGTGTTTCCATCAGTCGCTACTATCCCTGTAATACGGTAATAACCAGTGCTAGGCACGGTTAGTCTGCTGTTATTAGTTAAATTATCATGATAAGTATCGGTGTCATAAGACTCTGAGTCAAAAGTAACAACAGTAAGTGTTGATGTTATGCTTTGTCCTGATGATTTGTATACTCTTGCTCCATTAAAGGCTCCGCCGGATGTTGGTGTAACTAATTCAAAAGCTGTTTCCCCAGAATTTACACTTATCACCTTATTGCTGTTACCTGTATAAGACAACCCAGCAAGAGATGTTAATTGAGTATCAATATTTTGTTTAGCATCTAACTGTGTTTGAATAGCGCTGGTTACACCGTATACGTAATTAAGTTCAGTAGCTGTAACTGTTAAGTCCGAAATATCATCAACAACTACTCCAGTCATAGTTCTTAAAGCAATAGACCCTACTGTAGCGTTAGAATAAATAACAAAAGCCGTAGCTAAACTAAGATTAGGAGAAGCTGGTTCTGTTGCAGTAAGTGCACCGGCAGTAGAAGCAGAAATATAAAGCACATCCCCTTCACTAAAGGCTGATGTATCTATACCACGTAGTGTACCTTCGGTGACAGCTAGTCCATCTGCTCCATTTGCAACATCAGTGTGAAGTAAACCTAGGTAATATTTGCCCTCAATACTTCCGTCAGCAATCATTTTAGCTATTGTGATACGACCAGAAGCCCCGACAGTACCTGAAGCGTATACTGGCGTACCTTTAGGTATGGTTGCTCCAGTATTATTACGAACATAATAAAATGGCTGATTTAGTGGTATGGACGAACTACAAACACCGAACACAAAGTTCTCTACGTCTGCATCGTATCGTATTTCACCAAGTGAAGCATCAGTAGTAGCAGTAGTGTCAAAGTCAATCTTTTGAACATTTAATAAATTATCAACGTCTATATTTGGTGTTGCTAGAGTATCGGTTGTGGTATCAAATGTTAAACTAGTGTCCCCCTCAATAGTTCCGTCTCCAGTCCATACACCAATTTGGTTGTCTACTTGAGTACCGACTTTAACAACATCACCACTACCACTAGGCGGTGCAATAAATTCAACACCATCTTCTCCTGTTTTTACGGCAAGTAGTTTACCTGCTTGTGATGCGTAGGTTGCTGGAGTGTCCGTAAGTCCTAAAAATGTAGTAGTACCACCAGAGGTGATTATGCCGTCTATAATCGCCTGTCGAATAAATCCATATACCTGTTGCTTTCCAATCGTGCCACTACTATTAGACCGTACTTGTGATACTTGGCTAAGCGCTTGTGCAAGCCCATTAACATCAGCAATTTGTACTGTATAACGTTTATCCCCTGTAAGCCTAGAAAGCACTTCTCGTACAGCTTCCCCATCAAGATTGTCTTTAATCAAATTAGAAAAATCTGGTAATTCAATCATTCCTAAAGCAAGTTGCGCCGCACGCTGGACTTCCTCTTCTGTAACCACACCATCTTTAACTTCATGAAGTTTTTGATTTATGCGTTCAATAGCTTCTATTACTGTTTCATCACGATTTTTTTCACTAAGATATACTTTGGAATTAAATTTACCTTCTACTCGATTGATAAACTTATCTTCTTCATTATTAAGAGCGTGATTTACCGCCTGTGTAAGCATCTTAAGAGCAGAATCTTTTGAGATATAATCCACATCTTTTATAGGTGTCTTACCATCCAATCGCCCTGCTTTGATTGCTTCTTCGATTACTTTTACCTGAGATAGAACAAGTACAACAAGGTCTGCCATTTCCTTTATTGTTGGTTCTTTAACAAAACCAGACTTGTCTTTCTGGTACATCATTACTTTTTTTACTGCATCAAGATTTGACATATTTCAATAATTATACCACGATTAAGAGTATTCAACTCCAGTTAAGTCATCACCTGTATAAACATAAGTCTTTACTAAGTCTATGCCAGCTGGTGTGTCACCAGAGAGGACTACACTTGTAAGTTTATCTCCAGTATAGTTTAGTGTCTTGGTGATACCATTTGCGTATTCCATAGAAATTAACTCACCTCCTGTATAGTTAAGAGTAGCATTTATACTGTCTAAGTTATGAGATACAGTTTCAAAGGTTACTACAGGTTCATAAGATTGTTGCGCCACGTAATTCTTCACCCAATTAGCAGAGACACCACCTCCAACAAATTGTGTTGTGAGGTTTTTCTTTAACGCATCTACCTCGTCCCGCAACTCCTCATGGTCAAGTTGTATATCCTCAAGTGTTTCACGTAGAACAGTATCATCGTATGGTGTGTATTCAGGTATTTCCACAAGAGCCAATACTTGCTCAAGAATATCATCTATAATCTTAGGAGTAATAACCGCATCTTTTCCCTTTTCTGGCTGTTGGATTTTATCTAACTTCTTTTGTACCTGTTCACGTATCTCTTCGAGAGTTTTAAGTGTCGTTTCCTTACTAAGGTAGTCTACGTCTTTCACCGGTGTAATTCCGTCAATAGCCTTTATTTGTACTGGTTTTTGAAAGACTTTTTTCTTTGGTGTAAGCAAAAAAATGAATAACTCCGCTTGTTCTTCTGGAGAAAGAGCGTTGTAGTAACCGGGATTTTCTTTTATAAGGTGGAGTTTTTTAATTAAGTTATCCATAGGAAGGGTATTGACACGTTTAATCTAAGGGCGTATGTTTTTTGTATGAAGACTATATTTAATGTGTCTTTCACGCTATTCTGTCTACTTCTTGTGACAGTATTTATTGGTTGGTGGGTTATCCCACTTGTCATATTTATGGTGTGGTTTCTACACTAGTCTCGTCAATAACTTGAGAGCCTGACTCAATAAATTGAGCATTGTCACGTGCTGACATAATAAGTTGAGAAAGTGCTTGTCTTGTTTGTGGAGAAAGATTACCTTCTGCAACTTCTTTAGACCATTTTTCAAGGTCTTCAAGCGGTGTTGATTTAAGCAAACGAGCTATTGCAATTCTAAATGATGGTGTTTGTGCCATTTTACTAATACCTGCTACTCCAAGTGCTGTAAATATGTCCCCTGTACCAGCAAAAGTTGCACCTCCAAGGAGTGTACTTGTTAGCGAACCATATTGACGAGTGAGTCCTCGTGTTTCCCGTGAAACTATTGCGTCTGCAAGTTCCCACGAAGTAGCTACGTCATTGTTTAACTTTTGTATGTCTCTTGCCCCATTAGTAGCTTTTGATACTTCTGTCTCTACAAATGAGCGCAGGTCTGCCCGCACATTTGCAAGTCCTTGCGCTTTTGCTGCTTCTTTAACATCTCCCGAGCGTGAGAATATATTAGTGCGCTCATCAAGGATTTCTTTAACCCTTTGAATATCTGAAAGAGAATAAGTGTCTTGAGAAAGTAATTTATTGACTTCAACAGCGGCGTCTTCAAGTCCTGGGACATCAACTACCTGTTTAACGGCATTAAGCGCATCGGCAACCCGTGGTACTTGAGCTTTAGAATAAATGTCCTTAACTTTTGCAACTTCACTCCGTACAAGGTTGTACTGAGTCCCATTAAACTTATTAAGTGCTGAGGCAATTTCTTCTGGTGTCTCTTTCAAGAGGTTATTTCGTGTAATGAAATCCGTTACATCATTTCCTGTCTTCTCTGTTATTCTACGTACATCCCCTTGTGTAAGGTCTAGTGCTTTTACAATTTCACCCTCAGCAAACTTACCCGGTGTTGGTGCTGCCTCAGACACAACCCTTCCGGGAAGCGTATTAGAAATAACACTTCCAGTCTTCTGGGTAGCCTTTCCAAGTGCTGCTATTGGTTCAATTGCATCCCCTACTTTTTGTATTGTTTGTCCTACATCTGATAATCTACTTATTTTTGAAACATTACCTGTCTGTTTAGCTGCAAAACCTACACCTGATACTATGGATGCTATATCAGAAAGTACACCCACTGGGTCTTCTACTGTTGATTCCTTCACATTGTCCCACGAGCCATACCTATCCTTAAAATATGAGCCAACCTTATTTACCATCTCTATTTCTTCGGTTGTTTGTGCCTGTAATTTACCAGACTCATCTCGTTTTAGTGGTTCAATACCCTGAGAAACACGATATTCATTCATCTTTTCCAAAAGTAATTGTCCCACCTCTGTTTTTTCAAGTGTTTTCTCTCCAATCTTACCACCAAGCCCTTTAACTAAACTGAATATTGTTTTTGCTGTATCAATTGGGTTGAAAACCGCAGTAAGAACATCCTTGCCAAGCATAAAGGTAGACTTAGGGACGTTACCAATCGTTTTACCAACTGTCGCTACTGGGGTGTCTTCCGGTTTTGATTCAAACGATGGTGTGAAGCCCGTTCCAAGATTTGGATCCAGTATCTGTGCTTTTATTTCTTCCCGTTGTGCCTGTTGTGTACTTATGTCAGTAGATACCTTCTGACTAAAGAATTGTTGAGCATCATAAGAGTCAACACCCTTTACAGAAACGCCTCTGTCATAAAGTCCTTTTATTACACCAACTTTGTCCGTTCCTACGGGTGCATTGTCTACGATTTTCTGTAATTGTTCTTTTGTTATTTGCATATTATTCAAGACTTACTCCAAATGGATTTGTATTAGGGTCAGATGACAATGATGTGTATATATTATCCAAATACTCATCTGTTGTTGTGCCAATCCCAAAAATTATGGCATCTTCTTGGTTCACCCGAGACATTATCTCCTCAAAAGAGGCAAAACTTTTCCCGACATATTTACCGTAATCAATACCCTGTTCTTTTGCCATTGTGCGTATTTGTGATGTATTTTCATCAACTAAATCAACCCTAAATTTATATACTCCTCGTACAAGCTCTGACATTTGCTTTCTGGCTTCAGGAGTAAGTTTATCGCCAACCCACAAACCTTGCCCTTGAAGTTTCTTCTGGTCAGTAAATGACTGGGCAGACTGTAGAAGTGAAACATCCCCTTCACGTACCGCAACACCTGGGTCAACAGCAAGTCTTTGGAAGGCATTTATTGCTGCAATATCACTTACTCCATTTTTCTGTTCCAGAGACGCTAAAAGCGCACCGGTTTGTGCCTCAAGGTCTAACGCATTTTTATAGACTTGAGTATTATTCAACTCCTTTCTTAGGTCTGTTGCGACAGTTGCCTGATTTGGAGTTAATATACCAGCATCCTCAGCTTTTTGTGCTGCAAGAATTTTGGCCTCCTCTGACTGGATTTCTAAACCAAGTTTATCATACTGAAGTCCTTTAATTGCTCTATCAAGATTAAATTCTTGCTGAGCCTTACGTGCTACGATAGATTGTGCAACACGAAGACGTGTTTCATCAGTTATTGTTGGGTCTGAGAGCTGTTTAATCTCGTCTGTAGTAGCGACACCTGACACGACTGCTGCGTCTGTCGTATTTAATACACGCTCAACCTTCTTCTGGTCTTCCTCGTATTTCCTCTGCTCCTTTTGCAATAACTGCGCTGTCTGATCATCAGCAATTCCACTAAAGTATTCAAGTTGTTGTATTTTATTCTGATTATCTAATTGACGGTCTTGATAATAGTCACTCATCGCATTGTTAATCAAGGTGGAAGCAGTCTCAATATTTCCTTGAAGTATATTAGCTTCCGCCGCAAGTCCCGCGTCACGAATAGCCGCCTGCTTATCTGCAAGATTTAAGGCTCTCTGTGATTGTATTGCACCAGCTCCACCCTCAGTTGCTTGTGCTTTTTGTAATTCTGTCTGTACATTACGCTTCGCAAGTTGTGTCTGAATGTCTTTGAGACGTTTTGTATCTGCCGTCACACCAAACTGTTCTGTAAGATTAGCTCGTTCACCTGCGCCATCAAATGTTTGAGTACCAAGAAGTGTAGCTAGTTCTTTTGCTTTTGTTGCTTCTTCACTCTGCGCCTGAATAAAACCCTCTGTATTTGTTGCTGTAGTATCAATAAGACCTGCTGTACGTGCGCCTGTGTTCGTATTTATTTGTGGTACAGGTGGAGTAACCTTCGCTGGTGGATTTACGAGTTCATTAGCAGAAACAGTTGGTTGAATAAGCTTTTTAGCTCGTGCCACAGTTTCATCAACTGTCTCCATGCCTACACTTGTGGGTATTCTCTGAGATTGCATATTTTATATATTATAACATATTACTTACGATTGGATTTAGGTGTATCTACTAAATCAAACATACGATACTCAATATTTCCTTCAAGGATTACCATAATTTGTATCCAAGGCGCTTGTACATCTAACCCAACACGCTTACTCTCCCCGTCACTAGCAACATACGTATCCTGAGCAAGATTGAAGTTATCAGAATATGCATAACTTATCTCAGTATTAAGTCCAATAGCTTTTGATACAGTTACTGTGTATACAGTTGAAGAATGTTCAATACTTTCTATCATCGCCCACTGTCCTGCTCCATACCCATGTGAAATACGCACCAAATCACCTTCAACAACTCCCGACCAATCATCTGTTGTTGTAAATGTAGTTGTACCTGTCCAGTTAATAGTTCCTCGTGCCGTGTCTCGTTTCGTTGAGCGATACAATGTATAAATAACACCATCATTTTTGATACATGCCTTATGTATAACTCTAAGGAATGAGTCTGTCTCCACCGAAGAAAGTACCTCTGGTGTTACAAAATATGATGTACCAAACGTATTAGTCACACTATACATTCCAATATCATTAGTACCCGATACTTCTAGACCTGCGAGTGCAAACGTATACTCATTATCTACAATGAGTAGCGGTCCGGAACGAGTTAATACATCTGCACCAACATCAGTTGCACCATCAACGGCTGCGAATTTATGTGAAAGAGAACCTGTTGTGTTATTGAGTTCCCATACACCTGAATGAGAACGATTATTTATTGCATACGAGTCTTCTTCGGAAATTGTATTTATTAAAATATAAGTATATCCATCTTTAACTTTTACACCACGAGGATGCACCGGTCGTGATGTTGATGATGCTTGTATCAAACCTGCTCTAACATTGTCTAAGTGTCGAGAGTCAAATTGAAATGGGAAGTGTGCGAATGGAGAAAACCCAACACCATTAAATTTATACACAATACCTCTTTCATTTAGAATGAATGGAGTATTATCTTGTACCCAAATAGCCAGAACCGCCCGCCCATCTATCGGATAGGCTTGTCGGTATACAGGAGTCCCATCAACTTCTTCATTGGTATATATTTCATACACATACGCATCACCAGATGTCTCATTATATGTCCCTACCCACATTGCACCCGAAAGACCTGAAGCAAGACAACACGCAATCATATTGCTATCGAGCTGTACTATCTGTGTACTCGTAGCACCCTTTTCATAATACTGGACTCTATTCTTATCAGTAACATAAAGTGTTGCTTTTTGCGACTGAACCACTGTCATAATGTGAGGATACAAGGAAACAAGCGATATTCCCGAATGGTCACCTGTCCACCACGCAGGGTCGTATGTTCCTCCTCCATTCCATTCAGCAATATCTGTATCAAGCGCAATACGAAGACGATTATTTGTACCGTCATCAAATACCACCGCAGATGATGACAAGTCTAAATCAGACGAAACTCCATCGTTAATCCAATTTGTTGCAATGGTTGGGTCATCTGTAACGCTACAGGTATACATACTATCCTCCGTACAGAGAATGTATACACCGTCCCAAATAAGCAAATCAACAACAGCACTAGCTCCTCCCATTTGCGACTCCGTAAGTATCTTTTTTAATTGTTTACTTGTTTTTATCTTTCCTTGGATAGAACTCAAATCAAGATTAAATGACTCCCATATCTCCCCAAGGTAATCACCTATATTCACTTGTCGTACTTGTCCTGTATTATCTGGTATTTGCATATTATTTATAATATTACGAATAATAACCTATACGCCCAATCGCTACACCATTTTTATAAAGTGTCAGCACACCACCGGTATAATTATCTGCAACACTTTCACTCCCCGTGTCATCAGCATTTCGTACTGATATAGTTGTCCCTGTTGTACTAGCTCCTGTCTTAATTGTAAGAGAACCCGAAATAAGTTGTCGTTCCAATTCTTTAATAAACGAAAGATTACGCACGGTCTCAATAGCAACAAGTCGCTGTTCTAAGTCATTTATTTTTTTCTTATCTTCGGGACTCATATAGTTTCATTAGTCCACGTTGTAGGATTAGCCGTTTCATTTTGCCATTGGGTTGGAGATATTGCTTTTGTTATTGGAGATGGTATCTCAGGCGAAAGTTCCAATAATTGATTTGATACATTTTGTGTGGAACTTGTTAGTGTAGCAAAAGTAACAGGAGATGTTTGAAACAATGCATTTGATGCGGTTGCATTTTTTGGTTCAAATATAACAGCTAATATTGAAGCTATGGCATCTCCCCCACCACCAGAATCAGATGACACATTTGTATTAAAAGCAGTTATATTAGATTGGTTACTATCATTGGCATAGGCAACAGATAATGCTGTCTGTAAACTACCTGAAGAAACTTGTGCATCTTGTACTTCTGTCCATGTTGGATTAGAACCAGATGATGTAATTGAATATCCTGAAAAAGTAGCACTAGATAAATCTAACACAGAACAATTTGCTATGAGCAATAAAGAATTAGAAGGTCTACTCAAATTTAATCCCGAAGCACCAATCGTTGTAATTGGGTCTGCATAATCACCAGCAGTAGCAAATGTATATACAGGATTAATAGAAGAGTTCCACCCTGATACACGAAGCATAGCCGCCACCCCTAATGTATCAGTTCCTGCTAATCCAATAGTGTAATTTGAAGCAGAAACATCAGAAGCATCTGCAATACGATATAAAATACTTAAAGCTGCATCAAGTGAGGCGTTATAACCGTAATTAACCGCAGCTGAAAAACCAGCTACGGTAGGAAACTGATAGTAAGTCGCTCCATTAGCAATAATTAACAACAAATCACCAACTTGTACTCCACTTGGTTTAGCGATTGTTAAATTATCTGAAGATGAAGCTGATGCTATTGTTGTTGTTTCAACTACTAACGCCATATATTAAATTGCTTTAAGAGCGAAATGTCCTTCTGAGTTTACTGTAAATGTAATCGTACCAGATATTGTTGATACAGTACCTTCTGTAATATCAATCGTAGCGAGTACTGGTGACGTAGAATCTACTCCAGTGTGAACAACAAGTGAATATTTATCTGTAGTTGTCGTTATTGAACCTGTCGTAGCGTTATCAGTATCAAGTTCAACACGATTATTCACTGTATCAATCGTTGTAACTACTCCAGTAAGAGTAATGGCAGAAGCTCCACTTGCTACTTCAGCTGAAATATCAGAGAAATAACTATCTGTACCAGCATCAGGTGTAAAGGTTGTTGCCATTGGATATAATTTTAATGTTCCCAATGCCAAAACAGCGTCAAGTGCTAATTCCAATGATTTTAAGTGTAGTGTACTCATATTATCTTTTAAAACTATTAAACTTAAATGCGTTTGATTGTGTTACTCGCATTTTTTTCGCTCTATCTTGGTCTAAATTGCCAAACATAGTACGAATATCTACTCGTTTCTGTGCAAGTCGTTGCGAAACTGCTACAACCGCACTATCAGATGAACCAAGCATTACATAATCTGCTGTATAGAGTACAAGATACTCCTCATCTATCGAAAGAACCCCCAAACTAAGCGACAAATCTGATGCGGTAAAGCGTGGATGCGCTCTTTGATATGTCATTCGTACAGTCATTGATCCAGAGGGTACTGGGTAGAAATAAATATGATTACTTTCGATGTCGTACACTTCGGGAATACCAGAACCTGAGTATTTGGTACTTAGTGGTTCATCAGAATGGTCTTGTATATCAGTCGGCTCTACTAGCTGGTATACATCATCGTTTAATACTTCTATTTGCCTTATTGTGATGAGTTCTGTAGGAAGTGATAGTTTCTCTACTCCTGAACCTAAAGACACCGTTACCCGTGAAATATTCCCATATAGAGTGCTGTCTGGTGTAAAGCGAGGACTTGCAAGCAATCTTTGTCGTGTGTAGTCATCTACTGCGAAGTTTACACCTCGAATAAACTTATCTACAGCTAAATTAGTCTGTCCAGTGAGGTCTTTAACGGCATCGTATATGGTTTGTAATGTATTTTCATTCATAGTTATTTTTGAGGGGTTGAGTAGGAGACTGAGAGCGCCAGTCCCCTACTCAACCCCCTAAAGGGATTGAGTTCTACTTTAATTTGTGTAAAGCAATCTTGTGTATGTACAACCCTTATACACAAAGGACATCGACCAACTTTCCGGCGTTATTTGACCAGACAACTGCATCGTGCATCTGAAGAGTTGTAAGTTCAAAACCGTGTGTTCCTGTTCCACCAACGGCTGCTGAAAGTGTCTTTTCATCTGAACGCATACCCTTAGAAGGAAGAGCAATAGTTACAGCATTGTAAGCACCAGCAAGCATGTGTTCCTTTACGGTTCCCCATGCACCCACTGTACTTGTTTCTGCAACAGTTAGAGTTGTAAACGAAGTTACTTCAAGAGTGGTTGTTGTGAGCTTACGAGCGCGAACGCCGGCTGCTTCCCAGATAGTACGGTTAGCTTGTGATACTTCAAAGTAATCATTAGCATCACCAACACCAGCTAAGTAGTACGAGCTGTTATTGATAGCTGCCACGAGCGTATCAATTTGAGCTTCGGTGGTTGCCTCAACATCTACAGCTCCTGCTGTAGCTGGAGTTGCTGCTGCGGTAAGTACAACACCGTTTATGGTGATTGTCTCGGCTGCAACAAGTGGGGCAGAAAGAGTAAGAACTGATGTACGTGGCATTTCATTGGTCACGATAACATCAAGCCCTGCAAATCCTTGCGCACCACGAATTACACGAGTACCCCCAGCAACAGTGAAGATGCTATTAACAAGTGCTTTATCAGCTACTGAGAACCCAGCACCTTGTGAAAAGAGGTTAAAGAACTTAGCTTGCTTTGGAGTCATCATTACAAATGGTGTGTTTTCACCGTATGCGTTTTCTTCTTGAAGAATTTGAACGATAGTAGCGGCTACATCATCTGGGTTTGAACTTGATAAAGTGATTGGAGTTCCTGCTGAAGCAGAACCACCCAATACTTCATTATCAAGGAGTGAACCGGCGCTTGATACTCCTGTTGAAACAGAGTGTCGGTGTACAGCTTTGCGAAGTGCAAAAGCGTGTTTATCTTGACGATCAGCAACTATATCAAAACCTTCCCGCATAAGTTCTTGGTAAAGAATTACATCAGTTACGGTTGCAATCTCATCGATTGACTTTTTATCTCGGCTGTATGTAAAGCCTGTTGCACGTCTATACAAAGAGTTCTTTGTAGATTGTGCGCTTACATCTGCGCCATAGCGATTAACAATATATTCTGCGTTCTCTGTTTCAACTTCTGAAACAAGAAGCATTGGGACTGAATCTCGAAGATTGTCCTGAAGTCCTTCCATATAGAATTGCTTCTGTACATCTTCGGCAAATACGTTTGACATAATTTATTTTTAATTTTAAGGGTTAAATTATGATGTAAAGATACGTGCTTTCTTGAGTTTATCCATCATAGCTTTATCGCCACGAGGGAAGTTTCCTTTTTTAGCTTGTGAAACCCAATACTCAAACGAATCTGTGGCACCTGCTGTAGTACGCTTTGACGGTGGTGGAGCTGATGTTTTCTTTTCAAGGTCTGCAATCTCCGCTTTTACAATTGGAGATTTAAGAGCATCTACTGGGTCAATTCCTTTCCATTTTGCGTATTCCAACACTACATCTTGTGCCTTTTTTGAAGTAATACCTTCTGTCTTGAGTTCAAGTCGTTGGTAACGCTCATCACTTCCTACTTCTTTTTCTTTACTACCTTCTTCACTACCTTTACTATCTTGCTTACCAAACTCTCGTTCGTATTGTCGCTTGATACGAGCACGTCTTTGCTCTGTAGTTTCGCCAGTTTTATCTGACTGTTGCTTGCTACTTTCTGTAGTCTTCGCAACTTCATCTTCTGTATTGCTTGCATTTTCGGTATCGTTATCTGATACATCATCTGTGATAGTAGTCTCAGCTGAATCAACTATCTCTTCTTCATTGTTTTCTACAAACATGGCTCTATATCACTTAAGGATTAGTGAGACCTTTTATATATAAAAACTTAACCTACACAGTTAGAGGTTGAGAGCGCTCTTCTCTTATCTATATTATACCACATCATCGTGGTGCAAGAGTAGAAACTTTTTTTTCTTCACCAGCAACAATAGGCTTCCTTTTAGAAATTTCCGCAATCAAATTTAGTCTCGATTTATTTTCTTTCTTTGCAAGGTACACAACTTTCATCAAGCGCCCATATTCAGCATCATCAAGGGCAACAATATTTTTAGAAATCTCTTCATCATTACTGGTGATAGTGGCTATGAATATCTTACGCAAAAAAGCCAATGTTGATGGCTCTTGTAATTGTTTGGCTATAGTTATTTCTCGCTCTGACCACATATTATATTACTGGTGCTACGCTCTGCTCTTGGTTCATTTGCTCTGTTTGCATCTTTACTTGTCCGCCTTGCGGTGCCATTTGTTCTGCCGCTTGCATTGCTTGATTTACATACAACATAAGTTCCTGTTCGGACACTCCAATCATATCGAGCACCTTATCACGAAGCGCAAGTTGTACTGGGTCTGTTCTATCAATACCCTTGGCAAGGTTAATGGCATTACTATATGACTCAAAGAGTACCGCCTTAGATCGTTGTTCATCAGTGGTGCGTACAATAACCTTTTTGCCTGCATTACGGATAAATTCCTGAATGTCTGTAATCTTACGTCTTGCACCTTTTCGCTTCAAATCAGTAGTAATGTCTTTTTCCATTACCGCCTGTATCTCTGGTGTAACAAGTTGCCCATTCAAAAGTGACTCAGCACCACGCTTAATCATCTCTTTGTTAATAATGGTGCGGTCGATAAGGTCAAGTTCTTCTTTAGTAAAGGTGTCATCAATTTCACCAGCACTCGCCGCCTCATTAAGAGCATCTTCTAAAATCCAATCACCAATAAGCTCTTCAAGAAAGAGTCCCATATCTTCAAGTTCTTGTTCAAACTGTGATGTTCCTGCTATATTTTGTAAATACTGCGCACGGAACGGAGTCCCACTCTTAGACTCCTCACCCATAACCGCCTCGAATGAATTAGTCTTTTTATCTGCTGAAGAGTCCCATTGCTCTGTGATGTTCTGATATACAGGTATGGTACTAGGAATAGTATTAAGCTGTTGAAATGTTTTACCTTCCCCAACTTGAAGCACTGTACCGTGATCAATTCCATCTGCGTAAATACTATCTACTACGTTACCATCGTCAGTATAAAATAGTATTTTACCACCAATGGCAACAGCACGAGCTTCTTCTGTTTTATAAAAATTATGCCACCTCTGATGTTCAGAAACTTCCTCAGGAATACCTTCACCAAATGCCCTACCAATAACAGGATGACGCACATCAAGTTTATACGGATATTCCTTTTCGGTAATTTCATCGACACGGAATATAATACCGGTATTTTTACCTGATTTATCTTTACCGAGTGGTGCATAAATAATACGAGCCAACACAAACTCATTCATGTCATCATCAGTCCATTTCTCACCTTGTGCCTCAAGGAGTGTTGCTTTTTCTATCTCGCCAGTAACCTCAAACACAGTGATGTATGTTCCAACCGTGTCTGCATCTGCATTTGATTTACCTCCAATGTCTTTTGATTTTTTTTGTTCACGTGCAGTCGTAATTGCTTCATTGACATTCTTCCATGTCGTTTGTTTTTTAAGTTGTCCGGGAGTGTAAAAATGTTTTTCGACAATAGGTGAAGTAAGAATATCTGTCATATCCGTAATGACATTTTCCCATGGCACGATATATACATCTTTACCCTTCTCAGTTTCTACTCGCTTAAAAAGAACAGCACCATATCGAGGTCGTACTACAGAATACTCATTAAGAGTTTTACCGAATCGCATGTCACGCATCTTTTTTTGTAGTGCTTTTGTAGCGACCATAGCAGATACACGAGCTTCATCAGATGCATCCATTGGTTCAACCTCCATGTGCTTAATATCACGGTCTGTAGAGCGTGCCTCAAGACGAATACGATACTCTGAGATATTGTCATAAGGATATTCACCTATAATGTCATCATAAGCATTATTATCAATATACCGAGAACGGCGTGCATAGTTAGTTGCCTTAATAAGTTGGTATTGACTGTAGTCATCTCCTGACTGCAATGGGATTGTACGTGTCTCATAGAATGAGCGTTGTGCTTCAACGTAATCGTAGATTTTCATATTTGAATATATTATACCATGTTTTTATCGCAAGCCTGCTTTAGGTTTTTCTTTCTTGGTTATTTTCATATTAGCCTTCAGAGCAAGCATGTCATAGTAACCTGATATACGCTCCTCTTCTTTTGGATCTGTCATTTGTGCATTAATATACAAATCAAACCATGCACGCATAATGTACGTATCACCATAATCTGGAGAGCGACCTAAATCATCTTTAACATTCTCCTTCGTTCTAAGTTTAAGTTTTCCTTCACGTTCAATATCTTCCTGAATTAACAATGCTGTAAGGTCTTCAATAATTATTTCACTATCATCAGCTATTGCTGATGATATTTCGTGATTATTTATTTTATCTGCTAGAAAAAATCCCGCTTGCGACTTCAAGTTTGTAAAATTTGGGTTTAATCCATTAGGGTCAATTTTATTTCGTACTCGTATTTTAAACTGTTCCCTTGTTGGTAGTGGGGAACGAGAACCTATAAACTGTCTCATTCCTTTCAAATCTCCACCAGACATAGCCCACCCAACCCCATTATCGTCATAGATAGCATTTTTATACGCAATGTTTTCAATAGAAAGTATCTCCCGAATTTCTTGACGTAATTCCATCGGATCGTCTGTCTTCTGTAACTTAATTCGTTTATATGAGTGCCAGCCATCAAAGAGATTTGCAATGGCATTATCCGCACCACCTCTAGCTATATCAAATACAGCATATTTTATTCCCGAAAGAGCCTCAGTATTTGAAAACATATCTTCCAAGGCGCCATATGTAACGAGCGCAGAAATATCATCAGTGTACTCCCACTTACCTTCCATAAGACGTTGCCGATTAATTACGTTCTTAATTGATGCAAGTTGTTCACCATACGTTTGAGCAGTATATGGATTGTCAGAATACAGTGATTGTATAAAAGCTTTGTCTGATGATAACGTACCATTTTTCCAAGGCTTGTAAAATTCTTGAAATACCCAGTTTTTTGCTGGGTTACACGCCCCAAAAAACTTCGGATATATTGTTACTAACTCAGAATATTTTTCTGGAAAATCTTGAAAATCTGCTGGTGGAGAAATCATCTTTTTCTCCGAAGTAGAGAAAACATTATTACGCCCAATTCTAGACTTCAATACATCATAGGCATCAAACTCCCACTCATTTATTTCATCGCCAAAACCACCTGTAAATTCATACGAACCAAATCGTTCGTACATATCATCAGTTGGTTTATATGCAACATCGAGTAAATGAATTTCTGAACCATTATTAAAATAAATTATGTTGTACTGCCCGTCTAATCTCCAATCAGACTCTGGTATTTTGTGATGCGTACAAACTTTTTTGAACGTCTTATACGTAGTATTCATTAATCGCTTCAATTCATTACGAGCCAAAAACCAACTAGAACCAGCATAAAAATAACATCCAGTGAGTATCATCTCGCACCCAACCCATGATTTACCACCACCTGCACCACCACCAAAGACAATAAAACGAGTGGTGTCATCCATCCACTTGTCCCAAGCAAGCTCTTGCTTCTTAGTCGGAATTATCTGCGGTGTTATTGTCGCCATTCTTAACAAAAGTAAAACCAGTCACTGTCATTGTCTTGTCATTACTTGTAACATCTAATTTATCTTTGTAACCATCTTCAAGTTTAGATACCAATTTCCAACTATTATCAAGTTTTACTTCTCCTTTTTCTTTTACCAGTATTGACTCATTTTTAAGTGCTTGGTGTATATTAGCCAATGCTAGAGCTGTATTCACATTTTCCCACGAAGTTAGTTTTATCGAAAGACCAGCATCATCCTGAACCCACTTAGATAATGTTGTGTCATCAAAACCTAAGAAGGCACAAGATTTTCGCCTACTAAATCCCATTTCAAGATATGGTCGTAAACTTTCTATAATTTGAGTTCGTTCTTCTGGAGTATATGATTTCCCTTGTTGTTTCATTCGTCAATGATACCACACTTATTCTACTTTTGGTTTCTCCACCCTGACTACATTGATTGTGGGTACGATACCACGCACCGAATAATTTAATATTGGCTCCAAACGAAACTCATATTTATCCTCTAACGCACGAAGTTCTACCTTAAACTCCTCAGCCTTTTTATCATCTACCAACATCTCTTTTTTAATTTCGCTCATATTTAATTGCTCTTATTTGGGTTTCCCAATTATTAATACTTTTAATATCACGCTCAACTGCTTCTTCATTCAATCGAATTTCCTTTTTTAATTCTTCATCATTTGGAACTAACTTTACTTGGCATTGCTCTAATAATAGTTTGTGGTGTCTCAACTCTACTCTTGCTTGTATAAGACCAGCCTTCGCATTGGCTTCAATCTTATTCAAGATAACACTTTTCAAGTCTTCTTCTACTCTACGAATTTCATAACCAAACGCTCTCATTTTTTAATTAAATTAAATCCTAATATCTAAATACTATAACATTTTTTATTTTCTGTTTCCATACTAACTTACCCCCCAAATTCCTTGACAAAGGACAATACAATTCCCTATTACAAATAAGTACTTGACAAGTATATATAAAAAGATTACCATATCCCCATATGGGGGTATGGTAACCCTTTACTCAAAATGCAAAAAACGCTTAATCTTAGGCGTTTTTTGCATTTTTCAATCGTCTCCAATTTTGTATCGGTATTAAAAACATTGACTATTTTTTTTTCCAGTATAAAATATATCCATATAAATTAATACCGATACAAAATGAAAAAGAAATGGTGGAAAAAAAATGAGTCTCGAAAAGAGGTAATAAGCAAGATAAGTACCGCAATAAAAGCATCACGACCCTCATGGAATTCTGTCTTTTCAGGTAGGTATGAAAAGACAGAAAATGGTTGTTTTATTTATACTGGACTATTGTCTAAAAATGGTTATGGAAGAATCTCCTTCAAAGGAAAGGTGGTAGGTTCTCATAGATTATCTTTTGAATTAAAAAATGGTTTTATTAACGATAGAACTAAATTTGTGTGCCACACCTGTGATAATCCAGCTTGTATAAATCCTGAACACCTTTGGCTTGGTACTCATACTGAAAGCATGAATAACATAATGGAAAAAAACCGTGGTTCAATATCACGGTTATCCCCAGAACAAAAAAACGATATTAAAAAATCATATCCACAAAAAAACATCATAGAACTAAGTGTGCAGTACGGCGTACCAACACGAGTTATTTCTTTTATCATTAAAACGGCGCATCTTCGTCTTCCTCTGCCGTGAGATTACGGTCTTCTCGGTATACTTTAACTGTTCCAAACATACGCTCGAATATCTTTAATATCTGAGCATCTTTTATCTGCCAAGTGAGGTTATTGCTGTCACCATTTCTCTCAATAACCTTAGTTGAAGCCAAATTTTGTAAAACAGAACGTATTACTGGAGTAGATAGACCAACTTGGTCGGCAATAGTTTGAGCGGATAAGCCATAAGCACTTTCACAAAGTATCTTAATGACAGCTCGTTTCTCCTCGTTAGCTAGAGAAAATCCAAGCCAATATAATATATCCATGTCACTTTTTGACAAATTACCACCACGCATTAACTTCAGTGCTTTGGCGAAGTTAGTTATTTGTAGGGCAGTACGCATTGGCATAGCAGGCGTTGGTATACGTTCAATATCCTTAGTATATTTATCTATTTTATTCACGGTACGCATCTTTTCGGCTAGTACAGCAATATCAATAATATGATTTTGTTCTTCTTCCGTTATCTCAATATTATTTGGAGTAGCATTTCGTACAACATCAACAATATACTCACTGTATAGCTCAGCCAATTCTTCATCTAGTTTGCGACCAAATAATTTACGGGAGAGAGCTATCTTAGTGGCTTTACGCTCATCATAGGGCTTCATACGGAAATAAATAAAGCGTTCACCCATGTCTGCCACATCTTCCATGTGAGAATAAATACTTGGAGTGCTTCCAGCAATGACACCTAAATAACCTTTCCAATGTACTGAGTCCTCCTTATTACCCACTCGCTTAGTCATTTCACCGTCATAGAGCATGCGAAATTGTGACAGGATAGCGTTACGAGACTCACTGTTGCGAGAAAACAATACAGTCAAGTCACTTATGGATAACATACCCGCCTTACCAACATGCGTATTCAAAAAAGAAATATCTTTACCTCCCTTGGCTACACCACCAGAGAGAAAAGTGTTTTCAGTGATGTCATCTATCGGATGTATATACTTGCGGTCTGTCATGGCTAAAGGTCTCAAGATTTGTGATTTTCCACCCGAGGAAGCACCAATAATAACAAGCCATGTTGGATCACCTAGTTGTAACCGATTAGCAATAATACAAGCCAGAGCTACATCAATAATGGTGTCATCCTCCATGTAGTAATTTTCTCGCACTCTTTGTTTTATTTCTTCGAGAGTCATATAAGTTTTTGTAAGTCATTAACGGCGGTAGTGAAATCACAACCATGCAACTGACGGTAGACATCTATTACATCACCATGCTTACCACACCCGAAGCAGTGGACACGATTTGTCTTTGGGTTATAAGTCAGAGAAGCTGTTTTTTCACTGTGCCAAATACAATGCACCTTTCGCCGGTGGAACGTAATTAAGTTATCTATAGGATAAGTTTTAATCTGTTCTTTTAGGCTGTTATTTATAGCCTTTACAGGGCGACTGTTAGGCATTACTTGGGGAGTAAACTTATCAATATATTCATCGTGGAAAATAACAGACTCAAACACACTGATACGTAAAGCTCTTTCTTCCTTGACTTGCTCCACACTAGTATAGTGTTTAGCTGTTTTTAATAACTCATATATATTCCCTCCGTATTTAACGTAATCAGTTAAGTCTTTTATATTTGGTCGGTTAGGAATGAGAACCACTTTAGCTTGAGGGAAATTTTGGAGTATTCTCACCATACCCTCGGCTCCCGCTTCATCATTATCAAAACAAAGGGTTATTTCTTTGTCCTTTAATAAATCAAACCAATCTTCATTAAAGGTTCTAGCTCCAGCAGTTGATGATACAGCTGGGATGTTATTACTCCAAGCGATAAGCGTATCAAGCTCACCCTCGGTAACTAAAATTGATTTGTGTGTCTTCGCATTATTCCAACCATATAAAGTAGCTTTGAGTCCTCTATCGGAGGTGTACTTAGGTTTAATATCATACGCAGGGTCACGTCTGTATTTGGATAATCCAGTATCTTCTATAGGTATACGCAGACACTCGCCAAACTCATAATGTTCATGGACTGTAATATTAAAAAGCTCGATGACATTAGGAGAAATGCCACGAGTTGAAAGCCAGTTTAATAACCTATTTTCTTGCATGCTGGTAGTATAGCACTTGCATATTGGTATGCAAATTGGTATACTGTGTATATCATGGGTAATTACCAAATACAGCGGATAGTCACTGAAATGCACCGCAAAGGCATAAAACAATCAGAGATAGCTGAGGTACTAAAAATAAATCAGTCTACGGTTTCTCGTTTGCTAAAGAAAACTACTGAGCGTGTCTCTAGTTTAGAGACATATACTAGATCCATTCAAATACTTGATGAACTTGTCTCTATAAATCATCCGAGTGACTTTTCTGAACAAGAACTTAATCAAATTAAAGTATTACGTAGCTCATTCTTGAATGGAATACGAAATTTTAAGTTAGCATGCTAGATAAAACCAGATGTGAAATAAAGGAATGTAGATTTGCTGATATTCGACACCTTCTAGAACAATTCCATTATAAAAAAGGAAATATGGGTGGTGGCATTTCAACATGCTTTGCTTTATACCTAGACGGTGAAATGGTTGGTGGTTCTGTTATGGGATTACCACGACATCAAAAAAAATATCCTAAAGCCATTGATATACGCAGAATGGTATGTATAGATGATGCACCACAAAATAGTGAGTCATATTTTATTGGACAAATTAAAAAATGGATTCGTGATAATACTGATTATGAAAACATCCTCTCTTATTCAGACCCCACGGTTGGACACTTGGGTACCATTTATAAAGCATCTGGTTTTTATAATGCTGGCAACACAAGTAAAAGTAAGTATGTAATTTGGGGTGAAAAAATTTATCATCCACGTTCACTCAGTATAGATAGACCATATTCATACGCATTACGAGAAGCTGTCAAAAAAGGAGAAGCAACAGTTGAAACAGGATTACCCAAAATAATTTGGATTTTACCAGTGAAGCGAAAAAAATATAAATTAGCATGTTAACCCTTCGCCCTTACCAATCTCAAGCAGTACAAGCTATCGTAGACAGATACGAGATACCAATACGAGATGTTTTAGTATTGCCAACTGGTTGTTTAGCAAAAAATACTTCTATTCCGATGTGGGATGGTACATATAAATTAGTTCAAGAAGTTAAACGTGGTGACATTGTAATTTCTTACGATGAGTATAGTAGAAAATCTGTTCCTGGCGTAATTGATGAAATGTTTAGGACTAGTCTAAATCCTAAACCAATGTTATCATTTACTTATGAGAATGAAACAATCACAACGACCTACGACCACCCTTTCTTTAACGGAGAAGGATTCTATCCGCTCTATCAGCTTATCTGGAGAGAAATGGAAGAGAGCCAAAGGATTCAGCTCGAATTACTTTGTAAGCAATATGGGCAGACTCTTAACCACGAGGCAATACGGGGGAAACATAGTTGCTGTAATGAAACCTGCCCACGATGCGAACGGTTACTTACGTACCATGATGGACGGACACACTGTAAAGGTTCACAGGATAGTTGCAAAGAATTGGTTACTGAATCCACGAAAGCTACCAGTAGTAAATCATTTGAACGGAAAGAGAAACGACAACAGGGCGGAGAATTTGGAATGGTGTACGGTAAAATACAATGCTTGGATTGGACACAAGACAGGCAAAATAAAAATACCAACACACCCACGGAACTACAAATTGGGGGACTTTTCGAGGAAGAAGATACGACAACACTATCTCAAAAACATGGAGGGAAGGAAGATGTTGGAGAAGAAGAGGCATTACGATATCCTTCAAAAAAGATATCCTCAAGTCACACGGGAGACACTTTGCGAAATAGCTACAGCAAACTCGAGGTCAAAATTTCAGAGCCTTACTATTCAATCTGTATGCGAGAAGCACCATACACATATTGTATTGGAAAAAGGAATAAGTTTATAACACATAATAGTGGCAAGTCTTATGTAATAGCTGATTCTGTTCGTCAACTTAATGTACCAACACTCGTACTGCAACCATCAGCCGAGATTCTAGAACAGAACAAAGAAAAGTTAGAGATGGTCTGTTCAACCGAAGACATCGGTGTGTATTCGGCATCAATGGGTGAGAAAGTAGTCAAGAAAATAACCTTAGCTACAATCGGTTCAGTTGTAAACACCCCTGAGTTATTTAGACACTTTCCATTAGTAATAATAGATGAGTGTCACAGTGTTGCTTGTGATATGTCTGATACGATGTACTTAAGGTTTCTTAATCAAATTAATCCTAAGAAAGTAGTGGGTGTAACTGCCACGCCGTTTCGACTTTCCACTACGTATGCCCCACCGTATTTTGATGAACAAGTGACTACAATTAAAGTCATCACTAGGATGCGTGGTCGAGCAAAAGAGAACTTTTGGAATGGTGGCATAATTTTTAATATCCCAACGCAAGAAATGGTACGACAAGGTTTCCTACACAGACCAACTTATTTTGATAACACTAAACTGCAACATGAGAGTATCCCCGTCAACAAGTCAAAGTCGGACTTCCGACTAGACCAATATGAAGCTCTTATATTGCCACATGAAGAAAACATCTTAGATGCGATTGTTCGACTCGCTAATATTTCACATTCCGTCTTGGTGTTCTGCACATCTGTTGAACAAGCAACCAGATATAGTGAAGTGATACAGAACTCTGCCGTGGTATCGGCAGGAACTAAAAAGAAAGACCGTAAAGAAATTATAGACAAGTTCAAGAAAGGAGAAATCAAAGTGGTATTAAATGTATCGTGTCTCACTACTGGCTTTGACCACCCACGCCTAGATGGTTTAGTGATGATACGACCCACTCGCTCATTGGCACTTTACTCTCAGATGATTGGTCGTATCTTACGTATCCATCCAGAAAAAGAACACGCTCGGATAGTAGACTTTAGTGGAAATGTGAAAGCGATAGGATATGCGGAAAGTATCGAGTTGTACAAGAACGGGAACCTACCAGACATTCGTACTAGTAAAAAGGAGGGGTGGCATGGAATGGTTTTGTACAAGATAAAAATAGACAAATGAAACTCGAATCAAAAATAACAGCAGAATTGATGGCCGCCAATCGTCTACCACCTATCTCTTGGGAGGTTAAGAGGACGATAGGCAAGTCGATTCCATTCGATGCGTTCGCTGACCATCAGATAACTAACTTGATGAAGGCAAAACACCAAAGACTCAACATTAAGATAAAAGATGTCGGCCGAGCACTCAAAGAATTTGATGGTATGACTCTTGATAAAGTTCCCTCTTGGTGCATCTGTTGCTACCCAGCAGAGAATAAAGACGGGTATAACGCCTATGCTATAGATATTGATGTTTGGTATCAAGAACGGCGTACTTGTGGGCGTAAATCGCTTACAGAAGAACGCGCCATTGAATTAGGGACTCTAATCTAATATGAAAATAAAAATCATCGGCATCAAGATGCTGGCACAATGTCCTATCTGTATGGCTATCAAAATGAACACAGGCGATAAAAAACGCCCGATTCATTGGCGGGACAGCATTGCTGTCTTTGAACATTTACCAAAAGAGGTCTGTTGTAGGTGTAAAAAGTAATCCACAAGTAGCTATTGAACCAATCATACCGATGGTGTAGAGTAAAAAAGGAAGGTCGATAACTGTATGCGTCAGCATATAGTGCAATAAACATTAAAAAATAAACATTAAATAAACTATATATGAAACCAAAAAAGACCGAGACTCCTGAAGAAGTAGTAGAAGTAGTAGAAGTTACTCCAGAAGTAGTAGAGACCGTTGAAGTT